TAGGCCAGACCCGCTAGTAGCGATAAAGTGTTGGGTCTACGATGAAACGCTATTTGTTGAGAAAGAAGCCTATGGCGTAGGTATCGAAATAGACGATACACACACATTTATCACGCAAAGCATACCAGACTTTGACCGCTATACGTGCCGTGCAGATAGCGCAGAACCTAAAACCATATCATACCTTCAGCGGCATGGTTTCCCACGCATGGAAGGGGTCAAAAAGTGGCCCAACAGTGTAAATGAGGGAATACGCTTTATTCGCGGCTTCAAATCTGTCATAATCCACCCAAGTTGCAAAGGTGCTATTGATGACTTCAGAATGTATAGCCACAAGACAGATAAGTTATCTGGTGACATTCTACCTGATGTTATCGATGCTAACAACCATGCCCCTGATGCAATACGTTATGCGATAGCACCCTTAATAAAGGCACAAGCCGCTGGAAAGATGGTGATTAGAATATGAGTAATTCAGTAGCCAAACGGTCAAAAGAAATAGAATACATGTTGCAACTTTCCGCGCCTTGTCGTGACTTAATGGAAGGTGGCGAACATATGCGCGTATTGGGTGAACGCTACTTACCGAAGTTTCCGCAAGAAACAGAAGATGATTACGATGCTAGACGCGCATCAACTTGGCTATTTGATGGCGTAGGCAAGACGATAGAAGATTTATCAGGCAAGGTGTTTGATATTCCTATACGCTTAGATGAAACAAATACTGACCTAGATATTTGGGCGTATAACGTCGATCTGGAAGGTAGAGATATTAACCAGTTTGCCAGATACGTCTTTGACGAAGCGCAAGCCGCTGGCATTTCATATATTATGGTCGATGCACCACCAAGGCCAGAAGGTTTAACGCGGGTACAAGCCGCACAAGGTAATTATCGCCCGTATTTCGTGCATCTGAAGCTAGAAGATGTTTACGGCTATAAGTGGCAAGTCATCGATAATACGCCAATGCTAACGCAAATTCGTATTGGTGAACGTATTTCTGAAGAAACAGGCGATGAATTTGACCCTGAAGAAATGCAGCAAATCCGCGTTTTGACTTTGCCAGTAGAAGATGGGCGCATAGTCGGTACAGTAAATGTGCGTATTTATAGGCAGAATGAAAAAGAAGATTGGGTATTGTTTGACGAATATGGCACAGGCATGACTAAAATTATGGTCGCTGCATGTGATTTAGGGCGTACTGGTTTCTTCATGGCTAAACCGCCACACGCTAGATTAGCAGAAATTAACCTAGCACATTGGCGTTCTCAATCAGATCAGGCAAACATCATGCACCATGCCCGTGCGCCTATGAAGTATTTTCACGGTTACAGCCGAGATGACTTGGAAGGTTTCGCAGAAAGTGCGGGTTATGCGTTCTGGTCTAGCAATGAAAACGCAAAGGTTGGCGTGGTCGAACATTCAGGGGCGGCAATCGATGCTGGGCGTACTGAATTAAAAGACATGGAATTTCAGATGCAAGCGATGGGCCTACAGCTAATCGTATCGCGTTCTGGTGGGTCTACAGCGACAGGCGACATGATCGACGAAAACAAGATTAACAGCCGTTTGGGAATGTGGGCAGACAATCTAAAAGATACACTAGAACTATGCTTTATGTGGATGGCAGAACTAGGCAACATTGTAGCAGCGCCAGAAATAGTAATTAACAAAGACTATGCAGCTAACGCACTATCGCACCTAGACATGGACGCACTAAGCAAAATGTACTTGGCAGAAGTCATATCTAAACAGACTTACATCAACGAAGCGAAGCGCAGAAACCTATTGTCTGAGGAAGTAAACGCAGAAGATGAACAGGAAATGTTAGGTTCTGAACCGTTAGATCAACCAGACGAAGCGGTAAACAATGGCCCTATCGGATGATATCCTAGATGAAACGGTGCGCCATGCGCATTATCTGGAACGGCACAAAGCATCTGTGATAAAAAAGATCGTTGCTATGATGAACAATAGCAATGATGAAATGTATTCAATGATGTATAAGGCGCGGGTCGAAAAGCTAAAGCGTCGAGAACTAGACAAGCTACTATTTAGACTTCGCAAGCATATTAAAGCTGGATATGAACCAGTTATAGAAACCCTTGATAGTGAAATACGCGATCTAGCTGGACACGAAACCAGATGGCAGAAAAAAATCATTGATGGTATTACGCCAGTAGAATTAGATTGGGAAGCACCATCAGAGGAACAGATTTACGCAGCCGCTAAAGCTAGACCCTTTGAAGGTTTGTTACTTCAGGATTGGTACAACGGTTTGCCAGATGGTCACTTTCGGCGTGTCAAATCTACGATCATGCAAGGCTATGTAGAGGGCCAGACCACAGACGAAATTGTGCAGCAAATGCAGCAATTCACGCAGGGTAGAAGCAGACGCGCAGCCGAAACAGCCGCCAGAACAGCGCTTACACATACAAGCAATGTCGCTAGAAACGAAAGCTATAGGCGAAATCGTCGTGTCATTAGGGCAGTCGAATGGGTTTCTACGCTAGATGGTCGGACTACAGCGGTTTGTCGTGCAAGGGATGGCAAAACATGGCCTGTAGATGAAGGGCCAAGACCGCCAGCGCATCCAGCTTGTCGATCTACGACTATTCCCGTGGTCAAATCTTTGCGGGAACTAGGCATAAAGGCCGACACGAAAGACGTTAAAACAACCCGCGCATCTATGAATGGGCAAGTTTCATCAGAATTAAATTATGATCGATGGCTAAGAAAGCAGCCTAAACAGTTCCAAGAAGATGTACTTGGGCGCGAAAAGGCTAAGTTATTCCGCGCTGGGCTAAAGATGGATCGGTTTGTTGATGATGGTGGGCGTGAGTTTACCCTTAAAGAGATCGAACAACGCGAAAAAGATATATGGCAACAGGTTTACGGCAAGCCACAGCCGACACCAGAACCAGAAGCGCAACCGCAACCAGCGGCAGATATTCGGGATAACATCGATCTAGGTACGATGGGTGTAGTGATTAAGAAGCGCGGTACATCAGCGCCAGACTTTACTATAGATGAAATAAACGCCAAGTTTCGTGCGCAACTATCAGATCAAGGCGCAAACATTGTTAATAAGTTGCCGAAACCGCGTGAAGTTGTGTTGGGCAAACGCGCTGGCGTTTACTTTGCTGGTGCGCAGCGCTTAGAAAGTGGCATAGAGCGCGAAATAATTACGCATGAATACGGTCATCACGTAGATCATATCATTAGAAAAACAGATGGCGGTGGTAAGGGCTTCTTTTGGTCGGTTAGTGGACTAAAAGACGAATGGGCTAAAGATCGTGCAGCGCTTGGTGTTTATCGAAAATCGGCGGCAGAAAAGCGCAGAAGGTTACGCGAATTGCGTGACGAATTATGCGAAACCCGACAAGTCACAAAGACATTAAGCACGGGTAGAGAATACACGGTGACGCAGAAAACATTCAAATTCGATGGCGCAACGATGCTATCAGACATTATTGATAGCTTTGTAGGGGGCAGCTTCAGAACAGATTATGAAATGTATGGCCACAGTAAATCGTACTGGAAAGATAAAAATAACGGGCCTATCGAAAGTTTCGCTAATATGTTCGCTATTCAAAACCAACCAGAAGCAAGAGCATGGGCGCAGAAGAATATACCCAATATGTGGGCTAAATTTACAGCTAAGATGAATGAGTTAGAAAATGACTGAAGCAGAAGCATTCGCAGAATATAAAGCCAAATTCGGCAGCATACCCAAAGTGATGCAGCTAAAACGTGGCTTGCCAGAAGATATAATAGAAGAATTACTTGAAGCGGTCGATACAAACACGCCAATTCAAGACCTAGAAAACATCGATCAAGCAAAGCTGTAGTCGATGTTGGGTTACGTGCCTACCCATTTAACAGGCGCAGCGAAAGGAACCGACAATGAGTGAAGAAACAAAAGAAGCAGTAGAAGCAGAAGCGGAAGTAGTGGAAAACGCTAATGATGACATGATTGCTAATCTGCAAAAAGAACTAAACCAAGTAAAAGAAAAGCTAGTAGAAACCACAGAAGAAGCGGTACGCAGACGAAAAACTGTAGAGAAACTACGGCAAGACTTGGAAAAGGCTACGTCGAAAGTTGAGGTAGAACCCAACAACAACGAAGAAATCGTAGCGCAAATCAGGGCAGAATACGAAGAAAAGCTAAATGGTGAACGTCAACAGCGTATGAATTTGCTGGAACGTAACGCATTAGCAGAACTGAAATCATCACTAGCAGCCGAAAACATTGTGTCGCAGGGGCTACAGCCTTTAACGCTAATGGCGCAAAACCGTATCGGGTTTGAC